GAATTTAATTTAAAAAATAAAAAATTTATGGAGAAGCACGGATACGTAGAATGTGCATTTGGATTAAAATTAAGAACTCCAATTATATCTCAATGCATTCTAGGAAATTCCAGAACACCGTATGAAGCAGATAAAGAAGCTCGTAGTGCTAACAATGCAATAACCCAATCTTGGGGAATGCTACTTAACAGAGCTATGAATGCGACTAATACACGAATAGAGCAAGCTGGTTACGGTATGAATATTTTACCGTGTAATATGATTCATGATGCAGGGTACTTTTTAGTACAAAAAGAACCAAAATATATAAAATTTTTAAATGATGTACTAATTGAAGAAATGGAATGGAATAATGATGAAATTATTAGATCTAAAGACGTTCCTATGGAAGCTTCGCTAGAAATAGGAAAGTCTTGGGATACTTTAGTTCCACTAAATAACAATGCAACTATAAAGGAGATAAAAAATGTCTGTTGAATCAGTAATGAAACATAGAATTCCGTCTGATGGAGAATTAATAGCTGAAGCTATTAACCGACAAACTACAGCACTCGAAATACAGTTAAGTGAACTTAATGACGAAATAACCGATATTAAAGAACATGTAGGAATGATTTCAATACATCTTATTGAGATTAAGAACTCTATATAAAGGAGATTAGAAGTGTCTTTTCAATTTACCCAGGATCAAATAACAGCAATTGATAACATATGTAGTTCATTCACAAGTAAGTCAGTAAATAAGTCACCTATCATTAATGTATTAACAGGAGCGGCAGGTACTGGCAAAACTACAGTAATTGGTGAAGTTATCGAAAGATTAAGAGGTATAGATCCTTTAATTAAAATTTCATTATGTGCAACAACTCATAGAGCTGCACATGTATTAGAACAGATAGTAGAAGAAACTGTATATACGGGACATGGACTATTTAAATTACGCCCTAGCGTAGGAAAATCTGGCCGAGAAGATCTTACAAAAGTAGGAATATGTGAAATACCATTTGAATCTATTGTTATAATAGATGAGGCGTCCATGATTGGTAACAAATTTTTAGAAGCAATTGTAGATATAGTACAGCATAGAAATCTAAAAATGCTGTTTGTTGGAGATCCGTTTCAATTACCACCACCAGTTGATAGGTGTAGCATATTTGATGGATCTTTAACTACATTCCCATTAAAACAAGTACACAGGCAAGCTGGAGGAAACCCAATTCTTAGTAAAGCTACAGAATACCGAAAGTTCTTGGAAAATGAAGCACCAGAACCTATATTAGAAACTTGTTTAAATTCGCAAGGAGAAGGAATTCATATATTACCTCATAAACAATTTGTAACTAAGTTTGTAGAAAAATATATGGACTATACAGCAGGAACAGATGTAGATGTTCCTTTATGTACATATACAAATGATTCAGCAATTAATTACAATAGCATGATACGTAAAGCGGCATATTTTCTAGAAGAAAACCTAGAACCTTTTTATAAAGGAGAACGATTAATTGCTAATAGTGTTGTTATGGAAGGGGACAGAACTATACTGACAAATAACGAAACAGTTCATGTATGCGACTACATACAAGCAGAACAGTGCGAAATTCCCGGATACATAGTTACAGTAAAAGGTGAATTTAATACGTATTCAAAAACAGATATTAAGAAAGTATTCAGTCCTGTATCAAAATCTGCTGCAGATACGATACTTAAAAAGTATAAAGATATAGCTATTAAGAATAAAACCAAAGATAATTGGGTTAATTTTTATAAACTAAAAAATTCATTAGCAGATCTAAGACCACCGTTTGCTGGTACTACCCATAAAGCTCAAGGCGGTACATTTCCCGCTGTTTTTATAGATAGATTAAATATAAATAAGTGTAGGAACCCAACCACAAGAGCACGATTATTTTATGTAGCTCTTACTAGAGCAACTACTAATGTATATATAAATTCATAAATAGGAGATACATAAAATGAAATTTAAGAATTTATTAATTGGTAAACAATTTGTATGGAGAGGAGACTTATATATCAAATTAAAAAATCCTGCAACTGAACCTTGCCAATGGTCTAGTACAGGTACTCGTTCATTAAATGCTGTTCAACTAACTGGTTATAGTACGGGAAGATTATGTGGATTTACTACTAAAAGTTCCCATAATGACTTTACTCAAATAAGAAATTAAAATGGGATACGTTAAAAGTATGCTTCCAGAAGATTGGGAACCACCGTATTCTGGAAGATTTTTAGGTGATAAGATTAAATACTTGTGTATAGGCAGTGAACAAGTTGAAGCTGAATGGCTATCTAGATGGTACAAAGTACCAGAAGAAGAATGCGTATATCGTAAATATAATAAGCTATTTGGCGGAGTAAATAAAAATGAATATGCTAACTGTAATCTTATTGAGTTAGTACCATTACCTGAAGGAAGTAACTATGACCAAAAACTTAAAGAACTTAAAACAGAGAGGTTACTAAATGGCTATGACCTACGGTAGTATTGACAAGAAAAAAGAAAAAATAGTTACAATCAAAATGTATAGAGGAATTGTAGATAAAGTTTACGGTCTACCAAAAGGCTATTTATACAAAGTGATAGATGATGAAGAAGAAGACGAAGAAAAAAAGAATACTCTATATTATCCAAATGACGAGGAGGAGAAATAATGGCATTTAAATATACAAATAAGAATAATCTTACATTACCATTAGCAGTGTTTTTATTAAACGATACATATGCTTATGATGATAGGCCTAATGCTATTAGTGCTACTAGTTTATTAAAACCTTTACGTGAACTAGTACTCTCCATGCAACATAAAGATCTAAATAAAACCGTAGATATTGCGGACATGGGTGCAGCTCGTATGGGATCTGCTATACATTCTGCTTGTGAAGCAGCATGGAAAAATGAAGATACGGTAAGAGAAGCTTTAAGAACATTAGGTGCAGGAGACGGTGCCGTAAGAAACGTAAAAATAAATCCTACAGAAGTAAAACCCGGAGATACACCTATATATGTAGAACAAAGAGTAGAAAAAGAAATAGATGGATTTATTATTTCTGGACAATTTGATCTAGTATTAGCTGGAACTGTTAATGATTATAAATCTGCTACTGTCTGGAAATACATTTATGATAGTGATCGAGATAAATATGTTAAACAAGGCAGTATTTATAAATGGCTTAACCCAGACAAAATTACAGAAGATATTATTAATATTAATTACATTTTTACGGATTGGTCACCATCTAAAGCTAGAGAAACAAAGAACTATCCACCATTTAGGACAGCCCATAAAGCTTATCCATTATGGAGTGTTCAAGAAACAGAAAACTGGATCAGTAGTAAATTACAACGAGTTGAAGCACTACTGGATCAACCACAAAATTCTAGTATTTTTCCTGAATGCACGGATGAAGAATTATGGGCAACTGATGAAGTATTCAAATATTACAAAAATCCAACTAAAACAGACAGATCAACTAAAAACTTTGCAACAATGGACGAAGCTCTACAACGTAAATCTCAAGATGGGGATGTAGGCATGATTCGAACAGTTCCAGGTGAAGTTAAAGCATGTCGTTATTGCTCAGTTGTCGAAATATGCAAGCAAGCACAAGATATGCAGATGAGTGGGAGATTGCATTTATGATTAATGGTATTAAGATTTATAGATCAGATGGAACATTAAAAGAAGAAATTTCAGAAGAAAAGGCTAGAGAACTATACAACGAAACTAATAAAGAAAATTGGTGCCTAACGCCTACTGAAAGAAGGCATTGGAACAATATGTTAACGAAAGAGCCCAAAGATACATCTCCTAAAGGCTTACAACCATGGATTAAAAGAACTCATAAAGTTAAGAAAAAATATACTATTAACTGTTCAGTTTGTAACAAAGAAGTAGTAAAATCTAGTATGGATGCTAAGTATTGTGGAAAGTCATGTTATGGAATTGCACGTAGAAGAGTCGCAAATAAAAAGTATAAACAAAGGAAAGGCGTATCTACGTCCCAGCTTTGATAGTGTTTATGTTTTCATGGTAACGAGTTTAGTACCCCAACACTTACGCAGACGTAGGTGCGTCTTAACTTAAAAGGTGAAATTATGACAGAAATTACTAAATGTAAAAAATTAGTTTCAGACATAATTATTAAACATTTATCACAAAAAGAGTATATAGCCGAAGTAAATAAAATATTCGAAGAAGTATTTGGATGTCCAGATAAGTTAGAGCCCAAGCCGAATCACTTACCTGAAAAAAGCCGAAAAATAATACAACAAAAATATGGCCTAGGCCGATCAGAGACTTAGTCACTTTGCCCTTGTAACTCAGATGGTAGAGTAACTGATTCTTGGAAATCGGTTTGTCGGTGGTTCGATTCCACCCAAGGGCATACTTTATAGGAGAGAGCTATGGATAAAAACGAAATTAATAATGAAATAAAAGAAATAACAAAAGGTGTTATCCCTAAAAGAAAAAAACATAGAGCAGAGTATCAAATGACATTAGGTAATCTGATCAAAGCTTTAAAAAGAGAACGAACTGGTTTACCAGTTATTATTTCTTCCGTATACCAAGGGTATACAGATAGATATCCAGGAATTCCTCACAGTTACCACGGATATCCAGAAGATTTAGCATTTACTTCTACAGATACTTTAGTAACTGTTGCAGAATTTCTTGCAGTATGTGAATCAATTATAGGAGATTCTTTTGCAATCAGTTCTCCTGTCTGGATTTCAGAAAAAGATACAGCTAGTAAAAATGGTATCGCAGACGTCATATCTAATGCCAATCAAATAACTTTAGTTACTAAAGAAATAAAAGAGGAGGTGAGTAATGCCATTGAGCCGTAATCAAAAATTACAATATATACAAGTAGTACTAGAGAGTGACGACATTGAACAAATACTAATAGATGTAGCTATACAATTTTTAAAAGAGATACAGGAGGCAGAAAATGAAGGAAAATGAGATGACAGATGATGAAATAATAAAAGATAGAGAAGAAAAGTATGGCTCTCCAAAAAAATGTTTTGAGACATGGGCAACTATATGCGTAGCATTAGATGACTACGCAAAAGAATCCCCTTGGGAAAATAAAGCTCATCTATATGCATTAAAGATGGCGGCTTTAAAAATAGTTAGATCAGTATGGA